GACCAGCTTCGCAACTTTTTCGCCGGGACGGATGACGGATACATACTGAACGGAATTGTTCAGGGTAGACATCCAGGCATTGCCTTCCGTGATGGAAAACTCCGGCGGGAAATAGCTGCCGAACATTTTTGCAAAACCCTCTGCGGTGCGGTCTGCTTCGTTGCCGTCTGTTTTTTCTGCAAAATCAAGCATGGCCGTTTGGTATTCCCCAAGGGAGTATGCCAGATGCCCGAAAACTGCGGTATAGCGTTGGAGCATCATCGCATCGGTAAAGTTCTGGATTTCTTCAAATTGCAAAGAATTGGTTGCGGCTTTTATGGCAAACTCCACATATTTCAGCGCATTGTCCACAGTAAAGACTTTTTCAATCCGTTCTCTGTGCTTTGAGATATTCATATAGGAGAACGGCGGTGTTTGACTGAGAATATCAAGCATCGTCAGAGCAGCTTCCTTTGCAATAGGACAGAGTGCAGAAGCATCCTGTCCGGCGTTTAATATTCCAAGCAGCAGATTGATTTTCTCGCATTGCTCGTTTATTTTTGCAATGGTATTCACAGGAACATTCAGTGCATCACAGGCAAGCGTACCGACAGGAAATGTTTTGCTCTCATATATGACCGTATCCTGCCAGAAATCCAATGTCATCAATTCTTGATTCATGCTTGCCCTCCTGTCCTGTTTTTTCATTTTTCTAATTATATCATGTAAATGTAAAGAAATCTACGCCCTCAGATAAGTTGTCCTGTTTTTTGAAACAGGATTGTCCTGTCATTAGCCTGTTTTTTGAAAAATCCGTCATAACCATAATAGAAGGAGCGAAGCACCTGCCAATCACGGCGGGTGCTTCGTGCTTTCCAGAATATTATGAACGGAGGGTTTTCTATGACAATCTATGAAACCATCAAGGCGGCAATCAGCGTCAAGCAAGCCGCCGAACACTACGGGCTGAAAGTGAGCCACAACGGCATGGCTTGCTGCCCGTTCCACAACGACAGGCATCCGAGCTTGAAGCTGAATGAGGACTATTTTTTCTGCTTCGGCTGCGGAGCCAAGGGGGACGTAATCGACCTTGTGGCAAGGCTGTTCGATTTGAGCAGTTATGAAGCAGCGCAAAAGCTGGCTGCGGACTTTGGACTTGACCCAAAACCGCCCACTGCCGCAGCTATGGTCAAGCCGAAGCGTCCCTATATCCGTCAGTTACGGGAGGATGAAATGCTGTGTTTCCGGGTGCTGACGAATTATCTGCATCTGCTGGAAGATTGGAAAGTACGATACGCACCCAAGACACCGGAAGATGCTCTGGATGACCGTTTTGTGGAAGCCTGCCAGATGCACTGCTATATCGAATATATGGCAGATGTGCTGACGGTGGGTGATCTGGAAGAACGGGTGGCATTGGTGGACAAGCTGATGCAGGACGGCAAAATTGCTTTTCTGCAAGAGTACATCACACGAAAGAAAAAGGAGGTGGCGCACCATGGCGAAGAACCGGAAAACGCCTGATATGAATTTGCCTGTCTGGTTTGACGGGCAGAACATCAACGAAGCTCTGTTTTGTGAAGAATTTCTGCAGGAGCGCAGAATCATCTTCGCAAACGGAGCTTTTTTCACGCCCAATGGTCGAGTGACGGACGATCTCCCTCTGCGTGGGGAGATTTACGACAAGCTGAAATTCTGTGCCGTAAACAATATCCCCCGGAAGATCACCAACATTCTGGAAGTGCTGAAACTGGAAGCACAAGTGCCTGACTTTCCACCGGAACAGGATAGAATTCATTTGTCCAACGGTACGCTACTTTTGGACGGCACATTTACTGAGGGCAGACCTGCTATTGTGCGGAGCCGTCTGCCTGTTGCCTACAATCCCAACGCGCCCGCACCTGAAATCTGGCAGAACTTTCTGGATGGGCTGCTCCATGCGGAGGACATCCCCACCTTGCAGGAGTTTATCGGCTATTGCCTGATCCCCTCCAACAAGGGACAGCGCATGATGGTGATTAAAGGCAATGGCGGCGAGGGCAAATCTCAAATCGGTGCGGTGCTATCCTCTATATTCGGCACAAATATGAAAGACGGCAGTATCGGCAAAATTTCTGAAAACCGCTTTGCCCGTGCCGATCTGGAACACATTCTCCTGTGCGTGGATGATGATATGCGGATGGAAGCTCTGCGCCAGACCAACTATGTAAAATCCATTGTCACCGCACAGGGCAAGATGGATTTGGAACGCAAAGGCAAGCAGAGTTATCAGGGCTGGATGTTCGCCCGGCTGCTGGCATTCAGTAACGGTGATCTGCAAGCCCTGTATGACCGCAGTGACGGATTTTATCGCAGACAGCTTGTGCTGACCACCAAGGAAAAGCCGGTGGACAGAGCTGACGATCCTGATCTTGCAGAGAAGATGAAAGCTGAAGCCGAGGGTATCTTCCTGTGGGCATTTGAAGGCTTGCAGCGGCTTGTTGCCAACAACTTTAAGTTTACGGAGAGTGACCGTATCCGGGAAAACCGGGAAGCGGTCAAACGTGACAACAACAATATCTTTGATTTCATGGATTCCGAGGGATACATCCGGCGTAAAGCGGATGCGTCCATCAGCTCCAAGGATTTCTATGAAATCTATCGGATGTGGTGCGAGGAAAATTCTCTTGCTCCGCTGAAAGCCCGCAGCTTCAGCGACGCCATGATTGCCAATGCCAAGAAATTCAATCTGGAGCATTGCAACAACATCACCAACTCAGCCGGACGGCGGGTGTGGGGATTCATGGGAGTGGAAGCCATTGCACGACCTCATATAAATGGGTTTTACGATGTTTCGCCGTGTACGTACGTACCGGAGGACATTCCGGAGGAATGGCGGCAGGTCGAGTAAATCCCATTGCTGGTATGTATGTACGCAGCAAAAGAGCGTAAAACGCTTGTTATAGAAACAGCACACATCCTCTCGTTCGGGCTGTTTCTATGTCCACAGGCTTTTGAAAAAGTGTCTGTGGACACCGACTGCAAGAGGAAGTTGACACAGAACAGCTTCATGCAGACGGTCTGACCATGGGAAAAGGCGCAGACATTTTCGCCTTGGTCAGCAGAGGTCACGCAGTGACCGCATTCCCCCTCGGGAGAGCCCACGGCACTTTGCAGCCAGTATGGATGAAAGTGTAATAGTGGGTTATTACACTTTGAAAAAGTGCCTCTCCGTAGCTCCCCGCTGTCTGCAAATCCCAAAGAAAGGACAAAAATTCTATGGCAAGAAATGATGGAATAGACCGTACCGTAGCCAGAAATCAGGACTTGGAAACCCCGGCAGATGTGGCTAAGGTACAGGAACACAATGAGCGTGAAAAGGACAGCTACAGCAATCAGGACATCGTGCCGGAACGCACTTCTCTGAACGTTCATTTCAAAGCACCCACAGACGATTATGTAAAAATGTTTGAGCAGATGGAACAGGACGGCGTAATCTCCACCAGAGGTTTGAAACCGGATGCCATCAAATATGGTGAGTTGGTATTCGATGTAAACTCCGCTTATTTCTACAACCACGGCGGCTATGAATTTGCAAAACAGTTTTATGCTGATGCTTACAAAGCCGCCGTGGAGATTGTGGGCGGTGAGCAGTATATCCTCTCCGCTGTGATGCACGCCGACGAGCGCAACCGGGCAATGTCCGAAGCTCTGGGCGAGGATGTGTACCACTACCACCTTCATGTGGTTTATATCCCGGTGGTGGAAAAGCAGATCCTCTGGTCGAAGCGGTGTAAGGATGAAGCTCTCCGGGGAACCGTCAAGGAGATCATCACACAGGTCAGCCGCAGTAAGAAATGGGAGTCCAAGCCGGTGCTTGGCGAGGACGGAAATCCCATGCTCAACGCAAAAGGAAAAAAGATTTTGAAGTCGTCCTACAGTGTGCTGCAGGATGACTTTTTTAATTTCATGAGAAATGCCGGATATACCGATGTGGAGCGTGGAGAGCGTGGCAGCACCGAGGAACATCTGACAGTGACACAGTTCAAGGTACAGGCAGAACAGCAGCGGTTGGAAGCTGTGACCGGGCAGGTGGCACAGGCGGAGCAGAGTTTGGAGGATGCCAAGTCTGCCACAGAAAAGCAGAAAAAGAAGCTGGAAGCTCTGCAAAAGGAAACCAAGACAGCAAAGACCATTGCGCTGACGGTGCAGGACATTGAAGCGATGGGTAAGAAAAGCTCCATTACCGGAAATGTCTCGCTCACACCGGATCAGTGCGACACACTCAAACGCTATGCGGTCAACGGCATTATCGCCAATGCCGACAATAAGCGTCTGAAAGAAAAACTGGCTTCCGCAGAAAAGACGGCTTCCATCTGGAAGCAGCGGTACGATGCGCTGAACGAAAAATATCAGGAACTCAAAAAGAAAGCCCAACCCTATCTGGATGCGTTGGAGATTGCATCGGAAAGGGTCAGGGCTTTTATTTCTGCCGTCCTCGCCAGAGGAAAGGAAACAAGGGAACTTAAAACACCTGCCCGCAAGCGTGGACAGGATATGGAAATTTGATGGAGGGATTGCCTATTGAAGAAATACTATGAGGAAGCGAAATATAATGCGGCATTTGACCGCTGTGTGGATGTTATGACTCAGTTGCTCCAGAAATACGGGCATCAGGTTTTGGATAAATTAGAGCAGGACGCTCCACAAACGGCGGATTGCTCCAAGGATGATAAGCAAGCGCAGCCATTAACGGATAAGGCTGCGTAAAATTTTACAATTTACACGTTGCGTATTCAGTGTGGCTATGCTATAATGATTACGCAACGTGTATTTTTGCTTTTTGGGAGATAGGCAGATGGATTGTAAAAACAGAATTATAAAGTTGCGGGAAAGTACAGGATTGAACCGGAAGGACTTTTGCAAGCTTGTCAATATCCCATACCGGACTATGACTGAATGGGAACTGGACAACCGCCATGCACCGGATTATGTGCTTAGACTTTTGGAGTATTATATCCGCAACGAGGGATTGATAGTAAAAGAAATGATTGAGGGAGGTGGCGATTCTGAAAAAGAAGCAACTTAAATGTTATCTATATACGAGAGTGTCCACCTCCATGCAGGTAGACGGATACAGTTTGGATGCCCAACGTGACAAGCTGCGGAAGTATGCGGCATACGAGGATATGATCGTTGCCGGAGAGTATTCTGACGAGGGATTTTCCGGCAAGAACATCCAAGGGCGGCAGGAGTTTCAACGGATGCAGAATGACATCCAGGACGGCAAAGACGGCGTTTCCTATGTGCTTGTTTTTAAGCTCTCCCGATTTGGCAGAAATGCAGCGGATGTATTGAACTCCTTGCAGCTCATGCAGGATTTTGGTGTCAACCTGATCTGCGTGGAGGATGGCATTGACAGCTCCAAGGATGCCGGAAAGCTGATGATCTCTGTGCTGTCTGCGGTGGCAGAGATTGAGCGAGAAAATATCCGCACCCAGACAATGGCAGGACGGGAGCAAAAGGCTCGTGAGGGCAAATGGAATGGCGGTTTCGCTCCCTATGGATACAAACTGGAAAACGGAAACCTTGTCATTGCAGAGGATGAAGTGGAAGTAATCCGTGTCATTTATGACCGTTACATTCACACCAATGAGGGCGTTGCCGGAGTTGCAAAATATCTGAACCGCAACGGGTTTGTGAAGAAGCTGCGGCAGAATAACACCATCCCTGGCTTTTCAAGAAACTTCGTGCAGGACGTACTGGACAATCCCGTTTATATGGGTAAAATTGCTTATGGCAGACGGAGAACAGAAAAGAAACAGGGTACAAGAAATGAGATGCACGTGGTCGAGCAGTCGGAGTTCCCTGTTTATGATGGTCAGCACGAAGCCATCATTTCCGAAGAAGATTGGTATCTGGCACAGGAAAAGCGCAAGATCAATTCTTTCAAGCGGGAAAAGGTCAACAATCCAGACCATGCACACATCTTGTCCGGTATCTTGAAATGTCCATGCTGCGGCAAGAGTATGTACGGCAATATTGCCAAGGCTCACAGCAAGGACAAGAAAACACGGTATTATTACTACTGCAAAAACACGGTTACGCCTACCGGACATGAGTGCAGCTTCCGTCTGAATATCGAGCAGACTGAAATCAACAAATTTGTGGCGAAGGTCATTTCCGCTATGGTCAACAATCCTCGATTTGTAGAAGCAATTCAAGCGAAAATCGGAACGGCGGTTGATACAGAGGATATGGAAAAGCAGATCGCCGTCCTACAAGGGCATCTAAAGCAAGCCTTTGGCACAAAAAGCCGATTGGAGCGCCAGATGGATACCTTGGACATCAATGATGCCCACTATGACAGAAAAATTTTGGACTTGCAGCGCCGCTATGATGAGCAGTATGATACCATAGAGGAAATCGAAGTTCAGATTGGAGAATTGCAAAGTCAGATACGCAGTATCCAGCAGGAGAAAATCTCCGGCGATAACATTTATCGGCTTTTGCTGGCATTTGATGAAGTCTACCATTCCGCAACGGAAGCGGAACAGAAAGAGTTTATGAAAGCCTTTATCGAGCGAATTGAGCTGTTCCCGGAAAAGAGGAAAGACGGAAGCTGGATAAAGAAGATTGTGTTCAATTTCCCTGTGCCTGTTGATGGCGAGGAAGTGAAAGAACTTCCCTTGGAAACTGAAACAACCGTTGAGTGCGTGGTTGCGATGTCAAGGAAAGCGGAGTAAAGCAGGATATTTGGCTTAACGGTGCGGTTTTAGCACGCTGGGGCAAATATACTGGTTTTCCGTTTTATAGGAGATTTCCGTTTTAGGTAATATATCCACGGTGACAGCAGTTCCGCAGCGATACACGAGTTTTGGGTCGGGTGTGCGGGAGTACTGTGATAGTGGGTGGGATAGATATTATAGAGGTGATGACGAATGAATAGTAAAATATTTGATATTAGAACTTCTACCAATGCTCTTGCTACTCTTACTAATCTTAGTGGGGTAAGTAAGGACATTTGGGATAAATATGTAGGACATGAGCAAGAATATGAATATGTTGATGATTTAGTTGAAGATGTGATACGTACACATGGACATATGCCAAATTCATTCACGGATTTTGATTTTATTTTTTTCATGTTACTACAAGTGCAAATGGCTGTGAATCTTTTCGCCAAACTGGTATACTTGATTTGAAAAACTCTTATCTATGTCCCAAATCTGAATTACGTCAATTTTTAGACGCACACAATATAACAATTGATTTAAGCAAACATTTTCTTTCTTATGCAGGAAACAAATATGACATTGAATTCGGATCATGTCCCAAATCCAATACAAAGGAATTTTGTTGTTGGTCTGTAGGCAGGAAGTTTTATTATGACTTTTCAATATGCGGGTTCTTATCCATATGGGACATTAGCCCATATGGGGGACTAGTACACGCTCGTCCAGAAGTTTTAATGAATTTAGATAAGTTATTAAATTTATCGCTTTCAAGAGAATGGGCTAATACACATACTCCATACCAAGTAACAGCAAAAGCACCTGGAGATATGATAATATATGACGGTGACGATGGCAGAAATGATACTGAAAAAGTAATCTATTACTTAACCAAAGCTTACGATACAGCCTTTGGCGCTCCAAGAGAAGAAATTCTTCTTATAAAAAATGACTTACAGATTCCCCCTCAAAACATTATCGATATTTCTCCATTCGTCCATTGGCAAAGAATGTGATTTTTTCATATAATTACGCCCTCCTAATTTCGTAATAAGGAGGGCGTAATTATATTTAGATTTTTATAACATTTACACCACAATATTCACTATCACCCCCGACTTCAACTCCACAGAAAACCTTTCGTCCCAGACGACAATCTCCTTAAGCCACCGCCGGGCAAGGCTCTCGTCAAACTCGGTAAGTTCGGAATCCTGCTGCTCAATGAACTCGTTCAGCTCGTTGATACGCTTGACCTGCTCGTCACGGACGGCTGTGTCTGTGAAGTTCTTCTGTTTCATCTCACGAATCCGGAATATCTCATCGGCGATGTCGTTGTAGTCCTCCCTGCGGGAAGCGTGGTTGATAAGCTCCTGCTGAAGTTCAGCAAGCCGCTTGTCTATCTCCAGAGCCTCGTCATCAGCATACCCGCGAATCACCGCTGCAAGGTTATCCCGAAGCCTCTTCCGATAGGTGCTTCTGCTACCGAGCATTTCGTTGAATGCCTGCACGACCACATTTTTCAGCACTTCTTCGTTTACCGTGCGGGCGTGGCAAATCACATCAGCCGGCTGCAATCTGCTAACGCACCGCCAAACAATTGAGCGGCAGCCATGATTGTTCCAGTGAACACGGCGAAACAGCTCGCTGCACTCCCCGCAGACTATCATCTGCGAAAAAACATGGTTACTGCTGAAACCGTGATTTCTCCCATTCGGGCTGACCTTTACAAGCCTGCGGCGCACAAGTTCGTCCTGCACCCGCATAAAAATCTCTTTAGGAATAATTGCTTCGTGGTCGTTCTCGACATAGTACTGCGGCATTATTCCGTTATTCTTTATACGCTTTTTGGAAAGATAATCCACCGTGTAGGTCTTTTGCAGAAGCGCATCGCCCATGTACTTTTCGTTGCGCAGTATCTTGGCTACAGTGCTTGTATGCCAGCGTGGATTTCCTGCGCCGGTGAGTATTCCGTCACGCTCCAGACCGGCGGAGATTTTATCTGTGCTGTAACCGTCAAGGTATTCACGGTAAATTCTCCGCACTACCTCTGCCTGCTCCGGGTCGATCACAAGTCTGCCGTTCTCGTCCTTGGTATAGCCGAGGAAGCGGCTGTGGTTGACCTGCACTTCCCCACGCTGATAGCGGAACTGCAAGCCGAGTTTCACATTCTGACTAAGCGATTGTGATTCCTGCTGTGCAAGCGAAGCCATTATCGTAAGCAGGACTTTGCCCTTTGCGTCCAGCGCGTTGATATTCTCTTTCTCAAAGAACACAGGGATATTCCTGTCCTTAAGCTGACGTATGTATTTCAGGCAGTCAAGCGTGTTACGGGCAAATCGGCTTATGGACTTTGTGATAATCATGTCGATTCTGCCGTCCATACAGTCGGCTATCATACGGTTGAATTCCTCACGCTTTTTGGTATTCGTGCCGGAGATACCGTCATCGGCGTAAATACCCGCAAATGCCCACTCGGGATTTCGGGTAATCTGCTCTGTATAATGCGACACCTGGGCTTCGTAGCTGGTCGCCTGCTCATCGCTGTCCGTGCTGACGCGACAGTACGCAGCCACCCGAAGCTTTGGTTTTTCCGTTTCATTCTGCTGTGAGTTAGCCCGCTGGGGTCTTGCCGGGATTATCGTTATGTTACTCAATGTTCGTCACCTCTGTCTTTATCAATCCATACATATATTCTGCCTGCCGAATGGGATCCTCGAAGTAATCCGCTGCGCTGATAAATGTGAACCGCACAGGGACATTCACCGACCGTTCTTTTCTTACATGACCGTTTCTGCCGAGCCGTTCAGCACGGCTCTGAAGCGCAGCGTATAGGAAGATTCGGAATAGACACGCACCTTGTTTCCACGGATACGCATCTCGACTGTGTACATGGATGGATTGGTACGAAGGTCGGCATTTGCCGTCCGCTCTATGGTCTGGCTATAGCTTCCAAGTAGCGTGCTGTCGTTATATAATTCAACGGCCTGTGTGTTGTAATTCAGGCAGCAGAATAGATCACCGCAGAATACTCCGGCCTTGCCACTTCCTGTCGCAGGGAAGACCAGCCTTGCCCGCAGGTGAATATCGGAAAAGCCGTCGTATCGCCATGCGAGCTTTCCGGAGCCGTCAAGCTGGGAGTAGACGCGGCTTTCGGAATATTCATCTTCGTGCCATACCGTCCAAGAGCCTGAAAGGGTCGTCCAGTAGTTTGTTTGCAGCACACCGTAGTCCCGGAAATCCTCATACCAGATAAGGGCAGAGTCCGGCTTTCGCCTCAGCATTTCGCAGGTGAGCTTGAAAGCTCTGTCCAGCTGACACTCGTTGCCGTCCACGTCGATAAAGTGGCGTGGAGAGAGCGTAAAGGTCACAGTGCCCGCAGAGGGAGCCTCCGAAAAGCTGCCTTCCATGAAGTCGTAGACCTGCGGAAGCGCCCAAGGCACCATGTCGTAATCGTCCCAGTATGCGAGGATCGGGATGAAGGGCTGCGGTGGAACATCGTCCGTGAAGTTGTATTGTCCGGTCATCCAGTTCTTTGCCGCATAGTAGGTATTTGATGTGCCGCGATAGGTTTTACCGAGGTTTGCAGGAAGATTATAAATCTGCCAGTTCCAGCCGTATGCAGGAAGGCCGAAGAATATCTTCTCCGGATTCATGACCGTGACCGCGTAGTCGTAAATGCCCTCAAGCCAGTCCCTTGGAGAGACGGCTCCGGGAGCAGAGCCTGCCCACGCCATGCCATAGCTCATGATGGCTGCCGTATCGCAGTAAGCGTTGAGGTCGCCGTAAACGCACCAGTTTTCACCTCCGACCGAGCCGTTGATGGAATTCATACACGGCAGGCGTATATTCATGAGTTTGCTGCTGTCATAATCTTTTACTGTGTTATAGATATTCCGAAACATCGCCGTAGAGGCAGCGTGCGTGGAATATCCGTCGCCTTTCTCAAGGTCAATGTCGATGCCGTCGCGCCACGGGTATTTTTCCATAATGCGGACGATCTCCGAAAGGAAGGTATCCTGAGCGCCGTCGGTGTTATCCCGGAGAGCTGCAAAGATACTGTTCGTGCCATCGTTGGACATAGTCAGCAGCCATTTGATGTGTGGCCATCGGTTGATGTATGTCAGCATATTGGAAATAGCCACGCCGCTTTCCGTGATGATACCGGTGCGCGATACCTTAAAAGAAAAGAGACCCACCTGTGACAGGCGGTCTCCATATGCGGCAAGTGCCTGATACATTCTGGAATTGCCCATGAATGTCCAGGCCATGCACTTGTGGCCTTTCAAATAATCATAGCTCACAGGGCATCACCTCCGTCCCGCATTTCCTGAAATACTACATAGATTCGAGCCGATTTTTTATCCTCGACTGTGATCGGGTGCTTGCTGTCACCGGCAGCAGAGTATTGAAAAAAGCCGTTCTTGGCTATTGCAGCGCCGTTCTTCAGGCACTCCCTTGTAGAAGCGAAAAGGTCAAATTCATCACCGGCAGTCGCTGCTGCTTTGAAAGTTGCCTTATGGGCACCTTCACCCAGCGCCAGTGATATACTCCCGGCAGCCATTGCCTGAATCGGATAGACCTTGTAGTCAAGACCGGCAGCAGTGGAGCCGATATTGAAGATGACGCAGGTTGCAGCTGAGCGGACGATACCGTTATAAAATCTCTTGTCTGCTTTAGCGTCATCGCCATCATATTTTTCCAGAAGTGTTTCGGTATTGATGACAAAGCCTGTGACTTTATCACCTTCCTGCAGCATCAGGTCGGTAAACCAGACTGAACCGGTGCAATCTGTGATGGTGGGCTTCACCGTAATGTTTATGACGCGCTTATTCTGCTTTTTTGTAATTGTCTCTGTAAAGCGTGTAAACTCTGGCATTTATCCGTCCTCCGTCCATTGAATTTCTGATACATGGCCTACCCAGCCGGTTGCGATGGAGCCGCCTTGCAGGAGCCCAGCTTGTCAAGCCAAGTGCAACATATTTTTATATTTTTTGATAAACTCAATGTGAGAAAGGTAACCAAGGCATTTGCGAGGTCTGTTATTTATCAAGGAAACAACAGAATCCAGTTGTTCCTGTGGCAGTTTGCGGAAATCAGTTCCTCTGGGAAAGAAAAAGCGAATCAGACCATTTATATTTTCGTTGCTTCCTCTTTGCCAAGGAGAATGCGGATCAGCAAAATATACCTTTAAATGGTTCTCCCTTTCAATTTCTTTGAAGCCGTTAAACTCTGAGCCATTGTCCAAAGTCAAAGTAATCGGCTGTATCAATTCCGACACTTTTGAAAAAGCGGTCGAAAAAGCATTGTTGATAACAGATATAGTTTTATCTTCACACTTAGCCGCAACAAGCAAGCGTGAACATCTGTCAATCGCTGTTACTAAGTAGCCTTTTCCGACAGAGCCGTAAATCGTATCGCCTTCAAAATCACCTAATCGAGTACGGTTATTTATATCTATCGGTCTGTCGTGAATCGAGTTTTCAAGAAATCGTGTGTAAGATTTCTTTTCGCTGTTGTAAGGCTTTGCCTTTCTTCTGAAATGCGTATTCGGCTTGATTCCCGGAAATTGTCCGGTTCTTACAGCTCGGTAAATTGACGAAAACGATAGTCTTGTTGAATGTTCAACATTCCATCTGCCTGCAATAATCTCAGGTGACCAATACTTTAATAACGCTTCATGAGTAAATCTGTACATTTCGCTGTCTGTCAGCAAACGATTCTTTCTGTGACTGTTTTTTCTTCGGCAGATGTACTTGACGTTTGCTCCCCAGGCATGATAATGCTTTTTCTTTTTGCTCCAGTTGCGTTTAATTTCTCGGCTTATTGTCGACGGGCTTCTTCCGAGTATTGATGCGATTTTTCGCATACTTAATCCCTCTGAAAAAAGTTTTTGTAGACAAATTCGTTCATCTAGTGTAAAATGTGTGTAGGACTTCATATTGACCTCCGTGTTTTTGTATTTGTGGTTATTTACATTTTACACTAAAGTTGATATGAAGTCTATCTTTTTTCTGTTGCACTTGTTATTATAATCTGCCTACCGTTGCCGTCCGGGAGAGGCTGATCCAGAGAAGTAATGTCACCTCCTGCATGGTATTCGCAGCCGATGCAGTCGCCGTCACATTTCCAGATGAAGCGGTAAGGACACATGCACCTGCCGTGATCCTGCTCTTTGTGGCGAATACGGTCGGCTTCCTTATAGAAAGAGTCGTGCTGAGCTTTGGTGACCGGCACTTTCTCGCCGGTGCTTCGAACGTAGATAAAATAGGTCTTCTGATTGTCATTGTTTTGCATAATGAAAGCCCTCCTTCGGCTTTTGCCGAAATGGAGAGCTCCAGACATGCAAAACCATACCACAGGTGTGAGGGCATACCGAAGGATTACTCCATTTCGGCTGCACCTCACTTCCGGTGATCGGTACAGTATTTGATTGTCATCGGTAGTCACGTGGAACCGGAAACACCCTGCACAGATGGCTCCCATGTGCTAATTACATTTTAGTTAGGAGAGAGAAAAATCAGAAAACTCGACGAGTCGCAGAAACACCTTAAAACAGGCGGTTTTACGAGCCTTAAATAGGGTGCAGATTTTTTGAAAAGACGGCGATGGTAAGGAATATGGGCATAAAAAAATCCGACTCGGCGAGTCGGAAAAATTAAAAAAACCGCACATCCATGACGGAAGTGCGGTAAATTAAGTCTGCTTACAGGCGTTGTTTGGAGCCGAGCGGCTCATAATTATATGATTCAAGAAACTCGTTTGCATCATCAATGGTCATCCCAGAGAAACCGGTGATGCAGTATTTTAATGCTTGGTGCTCGTCAGATTCATCAAATGCATGTCCAGCAAGTTGCAACAGCTTTTCTGTCGTTCCGATATCAAGGTCAAGTCCTCTGCCTATAGCGACAATCGTTCTCAGACTTGGCTTTGTGCCGATGTTCTTCTCGGCCTTTCGGTACACCTCTTCGCCAAGACCGGTCAAAGAACAGAAATGCGATTTGCTAAGTCCGCGAGATTGCACAATCTCAAAAATGACCTCCCAGCAGGTTTTATTCACACCTGTTATCTTTCTGGCGGCGCTCTGGCGCTCGAATTCTTCGCGCTTCTTTTGCAGCGCTTCGGACATCTGAACAGCGGAGGCGCTTTGCTTGGAATCATATTTTGATGCTTTGCGCTCTCCAGTTTCACGGTGAAACAGCTCGAATGGGAAGTGTTTTTTTGCTTCATCTGCTCGCAGGGGCTGCCATGTAAATTGCAGGGTGCATTCATTCAGATTTGCCCATGCATAATCAGTAAGGGTCGGCTTGCCTTCATTGTTACGCTCGATGTATTGCCCGTCATTGATAACAAAGTATCCGTCTACATACCGGAAAAGACCAGAATCAACAAGGTTGCGGAATTCACTGCTGGTGCGATAGGCGTAGAACGCATCACGCTGGTCTAAGTATCCGTGGTATGGAGATCCTTCGTCATACTGGTAAATGATAGCAGCGTCTTTGTAGCCGGTTTCCATCATACGGATCAATACTGATTGACGGGACACACCATAAAATTCGCGTAGCTCCTCGGCAACGGAGGTGAGAATAGCTGGTTTTATAGGACTATTTTCATAATCGTATGTCTGTAGAAGTTCATCTACTTTCATTCGAAAAGTACGATATGGCATGAGAATACGAGGAGCCATATTGTTTGCCTGCCACTCCATACGTTGGATATCAGACCACTCATCATCTTTTTGAGGGTATGCCATATTAGAAGGACAGCGGCATGCAACGAAGTCCTGACCATAGAGAACGTGTTTTATCGCTGCATACAATCGGTGCTTATACCAGTGATAGACTTCATGGGCGATTGTGTTTTTGACGCACCCAAGATTCCGCTCCCAGAAGGTGTAGGCATCTACCAAAATGGTACCGCGCTTTACATCGATTGTTGTTTCTGAAACCTTAAAAAGATCATAGATGGTTGCCTTCCCAGCATTGAAGTATATTTCTCCAAAAACACTGAAATCATCCGTGATACGATTGCCTTGGATAATTTCAAGTCCCATACCTTTTGCAATATCAGCAATAGGGACGGCCATTGGCTTTTCCAGTGCTTCTGGGAAATAATGCTGGAGAAAAGTTGTGGCTTCATCATCCAAATCCTTTTTGTATAAGATCGGAACTATGTTCTTCGAGACGGCATGACCATCCGTTTTGCGAGGTTGGCCAGAGGTGTGCCCGGAGATGTTCATAACAGTAACAGATTCGAGTTTATCGGTTACGACCGCCACACAGGAAAGGACAAGCCATTGACTTGTTTCGTGCGATGCTGTGCCTTTGTAAGTATCTTCGGTCAGATTTATTGTGCAGCTTACGACTGCGTCAAACAGAAGGCTGTCTTCATCTATTCGGATATTCTTTGTATATTCGAGGATCATGTCCTCAAGCATGGCAGAATCCGGATTCTGAATTCTGGAGTAAGATAAATTCAGGGCATAAGGATGCTCTGCAATGTATGTATAAGCTGCCTCCCACATGGGGCGGTAGCACACAGTATATATAAACTGCTCGATCTCGTTGTTATACGTTCCCACGGCCAGCAGACTCCCTTTCTTGGACACAAAATTTGAGGATACAAGCACAGTATAACACAAATTCGCTGATTTTTCAATAGTAATGAAAGAAAATTCTTGCGAACGTGAAGAATTACTCTTGATTTTTTAAGGGATCTGTGCTATACTGTGGAAGTACAGTGGCAAAAATCACGTTTTTGAAAATCGAGAGGTGACTACCGTGGAAGTTAGTTATAAAAAATTGTGGAAAATATTGATTGACAAAGACATGAAGAAGAAAGACTTACAGGCAGCTGCCGGGATAAGCTGGGCTTCGGTAACCAAGCTCTCGAAGGGAGAGACAGTAAGCATGGAAGTTCTAATGAAAGTGTGTAAAACGCTGAATTGTGATATTGGGGACATCATGGAGCTAATCCCTACAGAAGATAATGAAACTACTTGAGGAGTGATATGATGTCCGGCAGGAAAAAGAGCGTAATCAGTAAAGCAAGTCCTCATACGATCAAGAAATTTGAGTTGATTGAGGAATATATAAAATCGTGGGCGCAGAAGTTGCTGCTGACTGAGTCTTGCAATGGGCTGATCTTTATAGACTGCATGTGCAACAGTGGTGTATATACCGATGATGCCGGGCAATTGGTGAAGGGTACAGCAGTACGCGTCTCAGAAGCACTAAGGGAAGCATCAAGAACCTACACGGAGAAAAATATACACATTTACTTAAATGACAAGGATAAAGCGCGCGTAGATGAGTTGAAAAAGCATCTTCCACAGGATGAGCGCAATTTTAAGATTGTAACGTCCTACAGTGATGCGCACGAGCCACTTCGAACTATCGGGCCACAGTTATATGGAACCGGGCATCTGCATTATTTCCTGCTCTACGATCCGTATGATGCGACCATCGACTGGGAAGCACTTCTGCCGTTTTTTCAAAACTGGGGTGAAGTTATGATTAATCACATGGTTTCAGATCCAGTGCGGGCGATCACAAGCGCCAAGAAGAAAACGACCAAGGCAAAGTATGAGAACACTTATCTGGAAGACTTTGAGAAGCTGGTGCCTTACGGAAGCGACAAGAAGGCCTATGAGGCCAGAGTGGAGGAAATCATAAATTCACTAAAAGGAGCCCGCAGATACTATGTATCGGCATTTCCGTTCTATAACACGCAGAATTCGCTCGTCTACAATCTGATTCACTGCACGAGCAACAAAGAGGGCTTTAAGCTCTACAAGATGAGTGCTTGGAAAGTTTTCGGAGCTCAGTCCTCGACAAAACATTCGGTTGAGAACAGGCAGTTGTCATTCAACCTTTTCGGAGAGATTACAGAAGAGGAAGATGAAAGCTGTTTGCATGTTATCGACATCGCGAAATATCTACAGCGCTGCCTGAAAGGCCGTAAGCAAGTGCCTCTTGATGAGATGTGGGAACTTTTGGATAACCATCCGATTTTTCCTTCAGAGGGATTTCGTAATGAGATAAAGAGTGATCTCACGGGTTTCTTTGACGCGAAGATCGAACAGATTGTGAATCCTGATACAGGAAAGAAGGAAACGGTGATCTCTTTTTCTTCATGAGACAGAGTTTCATATAGATGAGGTGATTGGAATTTATGGCAACGTCGCAGAAATTTGGTGGCAATTGGACTGAGGAGAAGCTGAATATCTTCACCAGCTATCTGGACGCATACCTGATTGCACTACAAAACCAGAAGTTTAAGAAGATTTATATAGACGCCTTTGCTGGAACCGGCGAGATTGAAACCAGCGACGGCGGGCAGTATCTCGTGGGCTCCGCTAAGCGTGCACTGGCGTCTGAAAAGAAGTTTGATCACTACTATTTTATAGAAGCGGACTCTCAGAAGGCGGGAGAACTTCAAGATATGATAAACTCCGAGTTCCCGCAGATGAGGCGAATTGTGACAATTTTTTGCGGCGATGCGAACGATAAGCTTGCGGAGATTATTAGCAATGTAGATTGGAGATTTAACAGAGGATTGCTGTTTTTAGATCCGTATGCGACGCAGGTAAATTGGACTACGCTTGAAAATGTAGCGCAGACGAAATCAATAGATGTATGGTACCTGTTTCCGTTCTCGGCACTTGAACGGATGCTGCCGAAAAACGGGAAGTACGATAAATGGGAGGATTGCGTAGATCGATTGCTTGGAGATTCCGGATGGCGCGAGGAATTCTATAAGAAAGATCCCCAGATAACGCTGTTTGATCTATTTCCGGAGCCCGGACAGAGCGATGGCAAACGGATGGTTAAAGACGCAAATCCAGATCACATAAAGGAGTATATCCTCTCTCGGCTTGGGACAATCTTTCCATGCGTGTCAAAGCATGCACGGATTTTCAGAAACAGCAGGAACTCGCCGATGTTCCTATTCTGTTTTGCCATTGCGAGTGAAAGCCCGAAAGCGCAGGGACTTGCACTGCGGATGGCAGACTACATATTGAAGAACAAGTAG